AATAAATACAGAAATAAGAAGCAAATTAATTATTAACTATAGCTATGTTTAAAAAACATATATACTCTATATTAAAAAAAAGGAGTTTTTATAGTATTGTGAAATACTTTTTGTAGAATTTAGCCAATATAAATAAAACAACTAAACCTATCCCTATATATATAAAAGTAGTATCTATTTTTACTTTAGATTTTACTTCTTTGTTTAAGGTAGTTGTTACATCTGCAGTAGATGTTAATACATTGCTTTGTATGTCTTTTATAGACGTTTTAAGAGTGGTTTTGTCTTTTATGGTAGTAAGTACTTTAACATTGTAAAATGTTGTTGTATTGCCTTTAGAATCAATTATTTTTATAGGTAGTGTAGAATCTAAAGAAACTAAGTTTAATGTTTCTATGTTGAAGTATGTAGTGCTTGAATCTGTTACCGCTTTTTTTTGGTTTATAAGTACAGTTTCTTTTATCTCTATTTTTTTTTCTGTCTTAGTAAATGTTTTCTTTTTACTTCCACAAGACAAAACTGCACTACATATGATAATATACATTAAGCGTTTTACCATCTAGCTTTATCCCCTCTTATATCATAGTGAACAAATGTATCATATAGACCTAAACCACCCTCTAACATCTTACCGTCTTTTATAAGTTTTAAAATAGCTTTATGTACTTGCTTAGGGCTTTTACCTTTTACTTGTATATCTGCGGCTTTGCCTAATAAATGCTGGCTGTTTAATTTACCTCCTATAGACTTATTATGAAGTTCTGAACGGTAAGCACTAGTTATGTGTATAGGTGCGTTTAAAACGCTTCTAAGGGCTTCTAATTGCTTAGCTAATATCTTTATGTTAGCCCAAACTTCTTGAGGCATACCAGCGCCATCTTTACTATTAAATTCTTCTTTACTAAAGTGTTCTGTTAATTCCATATTTGTAATTTTAAACTAATGTATATACCTTTTATTGCTTATATATACATATTTGTACTAAATAGGCTAAAATTTTTTATCTTTATTTGACTTTATTACAGACCTTAAACCGTCTATGATAGTATCGGGGGCAAATAAGAAACCAATACCTACAATTAATAGTATAGCAAACTGAAAGACTTTACTGTCTTGTACAATAAATATATAAGTAATAGCAGCTATTAAAACCAATATTCCTAGTAATGTTGTTTTCCAGCTTTCTACTATATTTTTCATTTCTTATTTTTATACATTAAGTACCATTTATGGCTTGTGTATCCAATAGCAACCGCTGTTAGTAATATCTTTAATATTATGTCTATCTGCATAAAGTTAAAGCCTAATGTTATAACATTTATAAAAGCGATTTTAAGGTCAGAAGTAGTCATATTGTGTTTATATTAAATATCCGTTAAACAAACCACAACTAGATGAGCCAGATGGATATGCGTAATTTGCCATTATTATAGAAAAAGCGGTTTCCCAGTTTGTATTGTCTTCGCTGTATTGTACCTCTACGTTGGCTGACCGTCCGACTGCTCCAAAAACAGAGTAAATACTAGCATTCGTAAATACATCTTCGTTTCCAGCACCTAAATCAATAGATACCGTTCCAATGACATAATCGCCACTGTCTGAGCAGTTGTCAGAAGTGTATGTAATTAAACGAGTAGAACCAGAATTGTTAATGAAATCTATTCTTGAAACTCTTGGATGATGAATTTCAACTGCACTTCCCTCTATATATCTCCAATATCTCCAGCCAAGTGAACCACCAGTATTTATTAGTCTTTTTCCAAACATTTATTAAGTATTAAAGGTTGGTAAATCATAAGTAAGAACCGCTTTCTTTGTATTTAAAGCCTTTATTTCTGCACCTATTGTATTGCTCTGTGTTCTTAATTCAGCCCTACTATCTATCACTTCTTGTGGGGCAACTTCTCCACTATCCATTTGCCTAATAACAAACCAATCTGTTTTTTCTAATTGGCTTCCTATTAAGTTTTTTAAGTTATCTATTTTTTGTGTTTTTAATTCCGCCAAAGTTTGAGTGATAACCATATCTACAACGTCGTAAGTATAAACATTACCAACTAATTTAATAGCAGATAATTCTTCTACCCTTGAATCGTATGTAGGTGTTACAACATCTAAAAAACCAAAGCCTTCTTTAATGTTAAAATGCGTTCCGTTTTCATCAGTCCAAACACTAGGTATCTTGCTAAATGTTTTTATATTTCCGTTTACTAAAATTCCTTTCATATTATATTGCTTTTGAGATTGAATACCAGTATTCTGCTGCACCAGTTACTACTATTTGTATTAAATTAGAGACAGTACCATCATAAACACCAGCAACCGTTGTACCAGCGGGAAGTGTTAAAGCAAAATCTCCAGTAATAACTAAGTCCTTAACCATACCTATACCAGTATTTGCAAATGTTAAAGTAGTTGCTGCTACTAAAGTCTTAGTAAATACTTGTGCGGTTGCAAAATCTACCTCTGTTGTTAAAGCTGCACTTGTTTTAAATTCATCAGCAAGCCTAGCATAAGACGTAAAGCCATCTGCATAAACCTCTGTGAAGTTTTCGTTTGATTTTGTAAATGCAGTTCTTAATGGGTCTCCAGTTCCATCATTAGCCGTTGTTCCTATTCCTATTACTTGTTTTGCCATCTTTTATTTTATTAATATGTTGTTTGGTCTGCTGTTAATTGTGTTGTATCTGCAAACACTAAAATGGTGTCTGCCGTTAGATTGCTTCCGTCAGCATCAAAAGGATAAATGCTTCCCCAACCGTTTGGCTCGTTTACATTCCCCCACCAACTACTTAGGTATATTATTCCCCAATTTATCAAGTTTGTCATATATTAAGTCGTTAAGTTTTCATAAACAATACCCCATTCAATATCACTTTCCGTTAAACCAAAGGAAGTAGTTTCATATATTTTTCCCCATCCTATTTCGTTTTCCATCTGCTATTTTTTTTAAAAACAATTTCAATTTCTCTATGTTTTCAGTTTTAACTTTGTATCTTTTCATTTATAATTTATTGTCACAATTACGTTCTTTAACATAAACTCTAAATAACCCAGCCAGTAAAATTAGACTCTTTATCAGGGTACATATCGTTGTTGCTATTGGAATTATATTCAGGGTAGGTAGATTGATTAAAACTCATAAAGTCAATAAACCTTCTAGTATAATGCTGTGCTATATCCCTTTCTTGTTCTGCTAAATAATCAACTTCATCTTTAGTTACCGTTTCACTACTTTCGCTTGTATGTTTGTAAATACCCCCATTAGATACCGTATAAGCCAAGAATGGTAGCATTTCCACTTGTGACCAATGTATAGTCATAGGTTTAATGTATGTTTCTAGTAAGGTCTTATATGTAGGGTTTGCATCTAATGCATCTGTGGTTATTAATGTCTCTATTTTTTCATATAGCTGCGTTCCTAAATAGTTTTGTATGTGAATTTCTTGAGCTACCTCAATCCATTGTATAAACTTATCAGTATCTAGGTTTCCGCTAAATACACTATACCTTTTAAGGTCTTTTGGGGTTATAAATAATGCTTTAGCCATTAGTTAAATCTTTTGTTAGTTGGTAAAAATCCTCTGTTTGGCATATCCATTGGTTTCATAGCTACCTCTTTAGGGTTTCGTACTCTTAATCCATCTCTTTCAGCTTGGTTAGTAGATACTTGTGGTGCATTAGGATTGTTTACGTCTACTTTTACGGTACTTGCAAATGTTTGTCTTAACCATTTATGATGACAGTCTCCACCACCTTTATAAAGCCATATAGAATAAGTGTCAGCACCCCTTGCACCCCAGCCAGCATTTACTACTTGGTTTTCCATAGCTATTAAATCCTCTTTTCTGTATAGCTTGTCAGCTGCTACCATATTTTTACAAAAAGGTCTACTATCTTCGCTTGTGGTTAAAGGCGTGTATCTGTATCTAACCTTGTATTTTAAATTACCTATTTCTTTGTCTTGTTCACTTTTACTGTTAGGTCTAGCCGTTCCGGTACTGACAAAATTCCATACTTTAGATAATACAGATTGTTTAGGGTTGTTTAAAGCCTCT